ATGGGTCAAATACATAAACTCACACCCTTAATGGTCAAAAACACGACTAAAATAGGATGGATAGCCGATGGGGGCGGACTATATTTGCGTGTACGCAAGGCTGGCACAAAGACATGGATATTCCGGCACACCAAAAACAAACGCAGGATTGACCTCACTATTGCCCCTGTAAATATGCTCTCACTTGCCGCCGCACGAAAAATAGCCACAGATTGTAGGCTCGCTGCATTTGAGGGCCGAGACATCCGCAGCGTATTACAGACGGATGATGCCGGTATGACATTCAAAGACGCGGTTCTTGCAATCATTGATCGGCGCAAAAACAGTTGGAAATCAGACAAGACGGCTATCAAATGGCGGCGCAGCCTGCTTGAACGCGCAGAACCTTTGCACCGAAAATCTGTTAATCAGATTACAACAGCGGATGTTGAAAGCATTATAAGGCCAATTTGGTACAGCCACAATCACTCTGCCCGCGAAACGCGCGGTCGGATCGAACAGGCTTTGGATTTAGCGACCGTACTCGGTTGGCGACACGGTGACAATCCAGCCAGGTGGAAAGGTGCGCTTGAATATCTACTTCCTGATCATAAACCGAAGGTAAAACACCATGCGGCAATGCCCTACGAGGACGCATCGGAATTTTACAGCACTCTAGCGCGTAGCAAGCACGACACGCGTCATGCTTTGGCGCTGACCATATTAACAGCCTCACGCGGGCATATGGTAAGACATGCGGACTGGAGCGAATTCGATTTGGAAAACAATATTTGGACAATACCGGCCACACGAATGAAAAAAAGTGATGCTGATCATATCATCCCGTTGACGCCGTCTATGCTGGCACTGTTGCCAGATCCGTCAAAGGGGCTGGTTTATCCTTACCGCGGTAAAGGGTTTTCAGAAAATGCGTTCCGCTCCACCTTAAAAGCCATGGACCTGGACTATACAGCACACGGCTTCCGGTCGACGTTCAAAGACTGGGCAATGGACTGTACTGAGTTCGCCGACGAAGTATCAGAGCTGGCGTTAGCGCACAAAGTCGGATCGAGCGTGCGCCGTGCTTACCGCCGCGGCAAAGGGCTTACCATCAGGCGAAAATTGATGCAAACGTGGAGCGACTATCTGATTAAGTAGACGAAATGCAAGTTTAATCATCGTTATCAATACCATCAGAATAGTGAGTGATTAGCCTGTGCGGGATAACTTGTACCGCCAAGCGTTATGTCCGCAGGAGCGGACGTCAAATCAGTATGTTAAATACGCCCAAAATAAGCCCTTCATTTTTAGTTCTGCTTATCTCAAACAAGTCGTCAGAACCAGAGTCTTGCCATCACTTCATAGAAAATTACTTAAATGCTAGGAAAGATGGATTATTACAGTCCCAACTTTCCCCGTGGGACCTCGCGCTCCCCAGTCCCCTGCCTTGCCGTTTTTGCCAGAACGGCGACCATAAAAGCCACAGGATTTGCCTGCACCACCTTTGCCACGTCGTCCGCCTGGCGCTTTCATGCCGCCCTGTTTCCCTACAGCAGAAAAATCGAAAATGCTTAGATCATAAGGCGCGGACAATGACGCCTTAACAGTGAGCGTCCCGCCGTCGCCACCCGGTCCGCCGTTGCCTCCTTTTCCGCCATCCCCGCCTGCGCCAGCGCCCTTGCCAGTGCATCTTGCGTCTTTGCCCTTACCACCATCGCCACCATATCCACCTTGTTGCGCAGAACCGCCATAAATCCGTATTTGGACTCCACCTGTACCGACATTCGAGGGATTGAGTATTGTGAGGTCGCCAAAATCAATGTTAAGGTTGCCGCCTTTTTTGCCTTTTGCACCACGCCCTCCGGTGCCGCCAGAGCCGGATTTTCTACCTGATGTGCTGCCGCCTCGACCGTTACTTCCGCTGGCAGCCATACCGCCCGTGAAGCTTCCAAACATTAAGATCATATTTTGCTGGCGTCCAATCGGCCCGGTCCCGTCAATAGTGGTCTGGCCCACGATAAGAGTGAAAGTTTCGCCACTACCCATATCAGGAATTCTAATATTTGAACCAAATTTGAGTACTAAAGAGCCAAGTTCAACTCGTTTGGTTCCTGGCGGGAAGTAATGGGTTTTCTCTTTTGGTACAGTTAAGATTGCCGCTCGTATCGTGGTTCTTGGGTTGAAACTTGTTGGTATTATGAGTTTTGCAGCCGCAGATCTATAAATTTCATCAAATTCCTCGTCCCGGTTTTTGTCTTTATTTATCTTTGGGTTTGCGGTTGTCCACCCCATGAAAGGCTTAGTTGATCTACGGTTACTATCATTATGTGTCATAAAACTCCCCTCTCTATTGCAACGATTATTGCACATAATCGCTCTTTCATACAACGAGAAAATTCGTCTGTTAGCCTTTCCAGCGCCCAATGTCCGCTTATGGTGGATTAGCAGACTTCTATTATTGGGCGTTTCCCTCAAGTAAGTCCGCCTTGAAAGCCTTCGGTTTCTGCTTCTGACGGCATGGATAATCTGCATTTACCGCCGCAACCCCAAAGGCGGCATTTGAACTTGGCTTCGACTTCATCAAGATACAGTTGAGGGAAACCCCGATAGATCATAAGCGCATTGACGGGTTCATATCTAAAGTCAGCACACTTTAAACACGTCACTTCTAACCGTGCGTGATCTGGTAAATCCAATAGTTGCAATTCGTATTTCCAACACAAATCCATTAACGGAAATCCTCTGCGGCCGGAATACGGGTGAAGGCTATCTTGCCGCCAACATTACCGCCATCCGGTAGCTTCCAGTGGCCTTGGGTAACAATAGTCTTGCCGTATTTCCAATTGAGAGCGTCTACTGCCTTGGTGATGTTTTCATGCTTAATACGTTTTGGATCGTCGCTCATAAACATATCGGTTTGGCGAGACGTAGCAAATGATAGCTTGCCGAGCGTTACACCAAGGCGGACTATTCTCGCGTATGAGGGGAGAAAAGCCCGTACACTACACCACAAAATTTCAAGTGCAGTTAAACAGGCATGGTCATCGTTGACGGCCGGCATTGTTGCCTTGACCGATTTTCCTTTGTTGTCGCGTCCCGTCCGGTAGCCAACCCACAAATAAAGCTCGGACGCGTAATGCCCATCCCTACGCATTCGTCTTGCGGCTTTGACCAGCAGCACCCGCGAATAGGTCTGGGCATTTTCGATTGACCTGTCTTTGGGTGGCAATACACGCCCGTGACCGTACATAGAACGCTGAGATGGCAAGGCTTTGACGTCATAGCCGTGTAGAGCATACCAAAGGCGTTCACCCGTTACATTGCCCCAAATCTTGCGCATTTGTTTGGGCTGGGTTTTAAGGAGTGCTCCGACCGTAAAGATACCCGCCCGGTGCAAGCGTTTTTCCATATTGTGGCCAACACCGGGAATATCGTCAAAAGGCAAGCCAAGAAGTGGCTCAGGCATATTTTCGGGGTGCCAGATGGTTGTGCCGTTCGGCTTATCCATTTTACAGGCTATCTTGGCGAGGTGGCGATTTGCAGCAAAACCTATTGAGCAAGTAATGTGTGGTCCAACCCCGTGATGTATGCGTGTTTTAATGCGGTCTGAAAGTGCATCGGGATCTGTAATGTCGCGCGCATCGAGTTTACAGGCCAGCTCGTCGATTGATTTAATGACATCTATGGGTATGACTGCATTGATCTCGGCAATCAATGTGTCGTGGGCGCGGCGGTATAAATCCGGTGACTGAGCAACCAAAACAATTTCAGGGCATATCCGCTTGGCGTCCTTGACATTCATCACATTCTTGACGCCCCGGGCTTTGGCCTCTTTGGAGCAGGCAATAACGACTGTGTGTAGGGTGTTGTCGAACGGCACAACGCCCACGGGTTTGCCGCGCAGAGCAGGGCGGGCTTGTTGTTCTACGGACGCGAAAAACCCGTCAAAGTCTAAGTACAAATATTCAATTGTCTCCGGTTTACGCATGTATTCTCCAAGGGGGCAGCAAAAGAACACAAAGAGAACATTAAAGTCAAGGAATACAGAAAAATTAGGTGTGGGTAAAATTATACGATTGGTAAGTTACTGATATAGGACAGTATATCAGAGTATAAAACCAGAGTGCGGCGCCCTACTTTTCTGGTTGGGATATTTTCTGATTTTAGGACGCGCCACATCTGGCGTTCTGATATGCTGCATGCTGCTGCAGCTTCGGGAACTGATAGTGCTATTTTCGTGATGCTGCCCATCACCCCGCCTTTTTCTCGAATACCCAGCATTTTACTGTGCGGGATACGAAGCCTGTATCTTTGGCAATGCTGGAATTGACGGCGCGGATGCCTAGGAATTTGTGGGTGCGGGTTTGTTTTAGGAGTGGTTTTAGCTCTGTAAGTGGCGGAACTTGCTGTTTTTGTTCCGCAGCTGCTTTGACAAAATGATTGAGGTTGATTGCGATCAGGCCTTTGTCCCTTGCATGATTTAGAACCGGATAATCATCAGAGACATTGAGGTATTCAAACGCTTCCCAAAAGTCTTGTAGAACTGGATGGTCGGCTTTGACGGCGCGTTCACGTTCTATGGCCATGGTTTCTATATATGCATGGACTTCGTGCCGTCTCTTGTCCTGCAGCCCCACTATTCGCAGCATGCAATCTGCTAGTGTCATTATTTGCGCATGGTTTTTTGCAATCCGGATATTTTTTATCCGGTCATTTTCGAGCAGCTTGTTTTCATATTTGCGGGTATTGGCATTGAAATATTCCATCACTTTCTTTTCTTGAAGGATGGATTTTATCAAAAAATATGAAACCTGGTCGACGGGCATCTGATTGAGCCGGTCACTGGCAGCGCGTGTCTGTGCAGTGTGGCTTTCGATATCAAAATTAAGATGTACAATCCTCTGCAGGACAGCGTCTGAACCCTGTACATCGGAGTTTTGCGAAATGACAACGGCGGCTTTGAAGGCAGGTGCATAGGTTTCATTGCCGCCGTTTTTGATACCGCGCTCACCAAATGCACGACCATTATAGCTGTCTTTTAGCTGGTTAAAATCGAACTTCTTATATTTGGACGCTTCCTCTCGGTCGCCCTCGAGCAAAACAATTGGCAGGTTCGATACTTGCGCAAATTTCCGCCGGATTGATGCAAAGGTTGATTTGGACGGGTCAAAACCCTCGGTATCTTCTAATCCAAAGCATTTCCACATGAACTCAATGAGCGTAGTCTTACCAGAGCCTGGCTCCCCAACGACTTCTAAAAACGGGTAGGATTTGTGCGCGGCGCGGATTTGCTCGGCAAATAGCGAACCAAACCAGTATGACAAGGCGACCAAACCTTTGACGCCAAAGGCTTGATATATAAGCTCCGGCCACTCAGTGTTAAATTGATGGGCTTTCCCGATTTCAAATTTAAACGATCCGCTTAGGGTTTTTATGGAGAGCTTGTCTATTTCTACATAGTCCTCTGAATTGGCTTTGTGGATTTTACCGTGTTTGACGGCAAAATCATTATAGATATAGGCTTGGTGCTGTTTGGAGTAGCCGACGTAATCAATGGTTTTTACCTGTTTGATGTTGGCTAGATTATTTTTGATAATCCAGTTGAGTTGTCCGCCGCCGCCTGTAAACAGTCCACCTGGCACCGCCGTTAACAAGCGTTTTTTGAACTCTGCAGAGCTTGCAATTTGGCCACCAGAAAATGTTGTTTTCATGGCAGGGCGGCCATTGGGAAAAGAAATTTTGCAGTAGTACCAACTTTCGTCCGTATCCTCGTGGGATAAGAAATACAAAAAATGCGGATTGCAGTTACAGATTTCCCGCAACATGGCGGCCTGCGAAATAGCCTTTTGCCTAATTTCTTTTGGATCCAAATCTGGATATGCAGCGGCTAATTCTTCGATGGCTTTATTCAGTTTATCAATATCTGTTTTAAACCAATATAGGCGGTTATTAAAAGTGAAGCTGAATGCGCTCGCATTGCCGTGTTTCCATATCAGCATAGCTTTGACAAATGCCGAATCTGCAATCAATAGGTCACCGTGATACAAATATTCCCGCAAATCATCTTTGGTGAGTTCGTCTTGCTGGTGTAAATCGTTCCAGTCGAGTTTACCCGCACCGCTTTTGGCTGGTATCTGTGCCGCTCCGGCTTTGTATTCTGCCTCCTTGGCTTTCTTTACCCAGCGTTTGGTGTAGCGTTTTCCTGCAGGGTCATTGTCGAGAGCAAATATCCAGCGTATGTTTTTGTCTTTATGCTCTTCCAGCATTTTTGCAGGGTAATTACCACACGATAAAATCGCGACAGATTTAGCGTCGTTCAAATTTAACGCAATTGCATCCATACAGCCTTCGACCAGCCAGATAGTATCATTTTCATTTATCTCCATGCCGGGCGGTTGCCACCAAAGCCCGCCGTGTTTGCCGTGAAAGTTTGCTTTACGCTGGGTCCGTGAACCATCTTTATTGGTAATGGTCACGGTCTCAATCAATCGCTCCATATAGATGTCATTATCGCGGTCGATATCAAATCGGACTGTGGCGGTGCCTTTGTCGCCGTGTGGATGCCAAAACTTTTCTTGGCGGTACCAACCCTTGATGGACTTAAGGTCAAACCCGCGCGCATAGCGCAAATATGCTTCGGCTGTCGCATTCGGGTTTTGCATTGTTGGTTTGTAACGCTCATTAAATTTGGTGAACAAGTCTTCGTACAAATCCTTGGCGTGGCGCTCATAGCCACAATTATTAAGGCGTCCACATTTGATCACCCATGGGCTGTCCTTGTGGGTGTATAGTTCTTTATGGTCACACTGTGGGCATTTCCCCTCGCGCAACCAGCCAGATTTTTCTACGAGTTTGAAATCAGATTTCAGGCGGCGCCGGACATCATCTAAAATATCAGATCTCATACACCTTCCAACATTTGTGTTTTAAACCAGTCTTTCATTTGCCGCGCGATTGAGAATGCGGTTCGAATTTGGGGGTCATTTGGTGCTTGCGGCTCCATCAAAAGTGTTGGCTGTAGCAAGGCTTGGAATGTGCTTGCCGCTTCTGACATTTTCCCTTGGCGTAAATATCCCCATGCTTCCACCATAATTGGTGCAATGGGGTCGCGGGCAACTAGGATAAAAAATGGCTCATTGTCAGTTGGTAAAACCCCGCCGTCTTTAAGTTTGCCAAGTGCTTTGACCTCATTTTGTAAATCGTCGACCGTGCGCTGCAGTGTCTTGTTGGCGGCGCGTAATTTTTCAATGGTTTCAGCTTCCCCTGATTTTAACGTGTGTGTTTGGACATCCATTATTTGCTCCGCTCTAGCTCAGCTTCTAGGTTCAGCATTTTCGAGCGGTTGGCTTGTATTTCAGGGTGTGCAGCCATTTTCCGTTTCAATTCGTGATCCGAGAGCGTCAAGTTTGCATTTTTTATATGTTTCCACGCGGCTAGCGTGAACGGCCATGCCAGGCCTTTGACTGTCGCAAATATGAGTTGAAAAACGGGTGCATCTGTATTGTTATGTTTGACCAGGCTGTGAAGCCCGACACAGATAGCAATGCAAATATATAGGGCAATAACCCCCATGATAATTGTCTGTAGAAAAACCATAATATCCTCCGGTGTTGGTTTTGTGTGTGCACTAGGCTGCTTTTTGGGCAGCTTTTTGAATTTGGTATTGCCTGATAATCTCCTGTTCTAAATCTGTGCGGTCGTGTTCAAAGTGCAGACAGGCATATTCAATTTGGTCACGCCTGATAGCTTTTGGAAAAGTGAGAATTATTGTTGCCGTGCAAATTATGCAGTGACGGTCGTATGTGTTGGGCGTTGTACATTCTCGGCAATCATCCACAATTATTCAAAAAATTTGTTGATTTGTGCGAGGGACAAAACGCGAGTGTGGCCTTCGATTTTGACAAACAATGCCTTACTGGTGCTGTTGTCCAAATCAATAAAACCGTCGACATGCCGTGAATCGTGTTCGGCTATGGCCTTGGCTGCAGCGGAACGCGCATCTTCCATCTTGAAGCTGTGTTCTGCTACCAGGCGGTTTACGACCCGCGTCAGGGTGTGGTTTGGTTCGCGCTGTCCTGTATCTGTCATGTTTTGCAGGATATCGAGGGCGATATCCTCGCTCTTGTCTAAATGTGGTTTTAGCATGATTTTTCCTTTTGGGCTGTGCCTTCAACAATCGTATGATCGTGCATAGGCAAGTGGTTGTCGGGGTTAGGGGATTGGCTTGGTGTTAGGACGCGGATTGGGTTACCTGCAAAGACATAGCGGCCACCACAGGCATCGTTGCTGCATGATGTGTAAAATTCTTTGTAGGTGCGCGACAAAACCTTGGTTGAGGTTATGGCAACCTTCGCGCCGCAATCAGGACATTTGAAAGTGCTTTTTGTTTTTATAGGTGCGCTCATTTCTGGAGCCTCGTTTTGTGGTTTTTGTTGTTGGTGGGGGTGCTCTGAATTGCTTCAACTAAATCATTTTCAATTCTTTGACTTGGCAAAATGGCGTAATTAATTTCGGCTAAGATGGATTGAATATTTATAATCTTGTCGTTGAGGCTCATGTGTTCATTGATTGTGATGTTTTCATCACGGGTCACTGCGACTAATGCCACAGTCAACTCACTAGATTTGTTGGCTAAATCTATGCCGAGCAGAACAGGGTGATTATTTTGGTTTTGGTTGCTGAGGGCATTTGCGCTGAGTTCACCTAACCCTACTAGGGCGCGGCTCATTATTGGTTCGCCGCAGGCTCGCTCGAGATGATAGATGGTGGACGTTTTTAAACAGTATGGATGTGCAGGATCGGCAGCTCTTTGCAATTGTGATTTGCCAATGTCACATTCCAGACCTGCTGATATAAAACCGCCGCATTTGTTCACCAAAGCCTTGGCTAGGGCAGCCAACTGCACTTGAAGGTCATTAGAATTCATATTTCCCTCCAAATATGCAAAGGGAACAAGATTCTTTACCCTTTAATAAAATGACGGGGTTTGCTAATTGAGAATTGTTCAAGAGACTCATTATCCATTGTCGGAAGGTACCAACCAATGAAAACAGCAAACCCCGCACTCTATCCGCACCCCCATGGGACGAGTGCGTGTGCGGATATTCCGTTTGGTGATTTGATAGTAAGGTCACTGCGCCGCCTCCAATTCGCTGGTGTATTGAGACAGGCGTTCAGGGAAAAAATCAGCTGGCTTGATGCCCAGCCCCTCAGCATCGGATTTTTTGAGAATGACCTTTTGATGTGTGCGAGGGATAGAATTGCTGGCTTTCCAAGAACTAACGGTCTGTTGCGGGCATTCGACCCATACCGCCAAATTACCGAGCCTACCGGCAAAAAAGGTCGATACGAGGTGTTCAACAATGTTAATTGATATAATCATACCGTTTAAATACCGAGTAATACGGTATTGTCAACCTATGAAACCGAACTGGTCGGTATTTAAGGGGGCTTTATGTCTTTAGGACAGCGAATTGCTACTGCCCGCAAGAATAAAGGGTGGAATCAGGGTAAGTTGGCAAAGGAGATTGATACTACACAAAGCACTTTGTCGGATTGGGAACGAGATAACTACGAACCATCGAGAAGTTACAGCAAAAAAATTGCTGACGCATTGGGCATTACTGTCATTGAATTAGAATTCGGTGAGGCCGAACAGGAAGAATGGATTGACGAACCTGCTAATACGGGAAAGCTCACCATTCCTCTGGTAGGTGATATCGGGGCAGGCGGGCACATCAACCCTATTGATGATCATGCCAAAGGTGCAGGCCACGAAGATGTTGAAGCGCCGCCCAATGCGCCAAAGGATACAGTGGCGGTCAGGGTGAACGGTGACAGTTTATATCCATTCCTGAGGGACGGCGCATTAATTTATTATTCTCGGCGCGAAAACAATGTCATCGATTACTTGCACGACATGGTAATTTGCCATCTGTCGGATGGCCGAAAAACCATAAAGGTGCTTACACCTGGTACGATACCTGGACGTTTCACCCTGACCTCAACAAATGCTCCGCCAATGATGAATGAAGAAGTGGAAAGCGTTAGCCCTATAGACTGGATGAAGCCTTAAAACGAATTTAACCGGCCAAAAATAATTTAGCAACGTACCAAATGTTGATAAAGAAAAGATACCCGATAAGAATAAAACCGACCGAAAACAGGATGGTAATGATTTCACGGATCGTGGGATGAATATATTCGATGTTCTCTCGAACCGCCCAAAAAAAACCAGGCTCTTTAGGAGTCAATGGTCTTAAATTATGCGCTTTGTCTACGGTTTGGTCTTTAACACTTACATCATATGATGGTGGCGAATCATCATTAATATTGGTATGTTGCCCTGGTGAACAATATTGAGTAATAATATACTCCACCATTGATAAAAGGTCACCCTTATCCCTGTGGCGATCATGGAAGTAATCATAAGTCATACAATGATCGACTAATGTGTTTTGTGCCAAATCTATAGAACCTGCCTTTTTTTTGTACTCACTCCAATCGGCATAATCACGAATCAATGGAGGACATTTCCACGAATATAGAATAGACGCGAAGGTAAAACAGACAGCTGCAAAATAAAACATGTGCCATGAGAAAGGCAGGCCTAACGTAAGTATTAAATCGTCAGTGATCTTAAACTGACTAGGAAACTCTTGTATCAATTTGGCGACTATAGGAACGATGAATAGCCATAAATAACTTGTCTTGATAATCCGATTATTACCAAGCGACCTTAAGCTAGACCAAGCGGGAAACATTTCCCAAATATATTTTATCAGCTTTTTCCACCAATGGGCATCGAGTGCTTTCGCCATCCATTTATCTCGCATAGTTCTTTAAGTTGTGTGTATGGTATCCACTATCAATATTTAAATCAAAATATCAACTTTTATTAACCTGCTCTAAATCCACCACAGTCCCTATGCCTTGCTCCCCCAGTGTGTGATTAACGGTTGTCGCAATCCAATTCACAGAATTGATATTGTCCTTGAAGCTATACACGATACCGGGACGCTTTACCCTAACATCCACAAATGCACCGCTAATGATGAATGAAGAGGTGGAAAGCGTTAGTCCCATTGATTGGATGAAGCCTTGATGGGCTAAAACAAATAGCAATACAAAGCGAGAGCGAGCCTAAGCCCGCCCCTGCCAATGATTAACCAAAAGCTAAATTAAACGACTGCGGATGCAGCTTGCCTGTTTTAATTTCGCTAATTCGGCCTTGGTTGGTGTGGTAGTGAGATGCAATGTGTGACTGCTTCCAGCCGTCTTTTAACATCATTTGTACCTGTATTGCCTCCTCTAGAGTGAGGTTGCGTTCTGTTTCGTTTGTATAGTGAATGGTCATTGCCAATTCTCCTAAATTAAGGAACGGCCTTGACATTTGAGAAATTTCGGAGTCTAAGCTCCTACGTAATACTCGTTTCCGCGGCCGTTACAGGTTTAATGCGGGGACAAAATCAAACCTCGTTACAGCTATAACTGTAGCGAGGTTTTTATTGATTCGGTCTTATCATTAACCATTACAGCCCTCTTTCAACGTAAGAGTCAATAACTAAATGGTTGGGATGATAGGTTATTGCTGAATATGTGTATTTATCTACCCTTTACCAGCCGTTACTGTCTGTAACTACCTATTTCACAACAAAGTCGACTTTGTAAGTATTGCAAGTGCACTATGATATGTTTGTTATATGTTCTCTTTGGTTTACTAATGTTCTTGGTTGAAAAATACATTTACCTGCCTTTAAAGTAACCTCAAGTAGAAATTATCCGTTTTTCACCTGCTCTAAATCAATCACAGTCCCCATGCCTTGCTCCCCCAATGTGTGATTAACGACTGTTGCAATCCAATTTACAGAATTGATACTATCTTTGAACCCAGATACGCGCACAGGGGTTTCCGGTATTAATGTTGGTTCGCCGCGCGATAGGGTTATGTTCATGGTCATTGCACCGCGCTGCAGGCGGTCTAATTCTGCCTCACAAGCGCTTAGTGCGGTCGCGGCGTCTGAATAAACGCCGTCCAATGCTTTGACCCGTGTCTGATCGCCTGCGAAAACCCATGTTTTCTCTGCACCTGGGATATCGTACCACGCGGCCTTGGTGCCTGTGAATTTATTCTTGCGTGAGCGTTCGGTCATTCTGAAGCTGCTGGTCTCTGTGCGGGCGAGGTTGAATACGGGCAATGCTTTGCCGGACGCGGATTTACTGAGGGCTTCTTCGGAAAATATCATAGTACCGTTTTTAATGGTAAAATAAGCGCCCAAGGTTTTGGCAAGGCGTGTGAGCAGGTTTAGATCGCTTTCGTTGGTCTGGGTCAGATGTGGAATAGCATAGTTATGAAAGCGGGCTGATACGCTGTGTTTTAAATCATGTTCGCCGGCTAGAAACGTCACTATGGCCACGACAGTGGTGTTTTCATAATAGGTTTCTTTTTTTACCTTAAGTCCGGCCGTAAAATTTGCGGCGTGGGCTCGGATGGAGACTTGGTCAGGCGGTCCACCGGTTTCGATTTCGTCGATGATGAATAATCCCTTATACACCAAGCCTTTATCCTCGTAGCCAAGCCAGAATTTTATTTCACTGCCCGGTATTGGCAAAGCCAGATTGCTCTCGATGTCTTCAAGATTGATGGTCAGGTCATCTGATTTTATGCCGCGCTCATCACTTAATTCAAGGCCTAACAAATGCTTGCTAATATTATTGGTGATATCATTTCCGTTATGGGTGATTTTAAATATAGGCGTCATAGCTGAGGCTCAATCCTGTCATCATCTGTCCGCTCAAGGTTGATGGTGAAGGTGATTTTCTGGGCGCTGCCCAATTTATCTAAATGGGTGTGGGTCTCGGTCACGCTGATCACAGCAAACATGCCCTTGATATAGCCGTCCGATGCCACCAAAATATGTTCTTCGCCCCCTACCACCATTTCATTGATAGCGCTTAAATCCTTGGCCGTGCCTGTTATGGCGGACAGCGGATAAATTACACCGGAAATGCTGACGGCCTCACCGCTGATGCCTGTAAATTGCACTGCTGGCCGTCCCGCGTAACGGGTCTGCTTTGGCCAGTTAGCGGTTATGGTTTTTGTGAGTGTGTCCGGTGCCAAACTTGCCAGTTCAAAAATGAAATCACCTAATTGCATCAACATATCAATCCCCGATATCGGATAAGCTGCCCTGTGCGTTCCGTTGTTTTTTACGGTCAAGTTCAGCAAGTTTGCTAGCGACCAGACGGGCAAGGGCTCGCTCATCCATGCCAGGGGACGGCTTTATATTTATAACGATACTCTGTGTGGCCGGTGCTGCTGAATTGACACTAGGTGCAGGCTGTACGAATGGTGGAAACGGCGTTGCATTGGCAAATGCAGGACTTACTGTTGCAGCGGCCAAAACGCCTACACCTAATCCCGACTTTAATGCCGACCCGCCGTGTTTAAGGGTACGGCTTATTGGTACACCTTTTTTGCCAGTTAATTTGTTCTTTAAATCCCGTAATAATTTGAGAGGGGCTAATATAGAATCAGTAACCCCCTGCATGGCGGTTACGGCAATGGCATTAATTGCATCAAATATGGCCTTGAATATATCCGGTGCTTGCCCCCACGCTGCTTGCAGTAGACCTAACGGCGACCAAGCAAATAGAATTTTAAAAAATTCCCATGTAGACTTGGCTTCATCTTTAGGCCTCGCAAACAGACGGCGCAGAAATTTCAACGTTTTACCAATTCCCTGCATCATCAACCCCATTGGTGACCAAGCGAAGATGGTTTTCAGGAGCGTCCAGGTTTTGTGTGCGGCGGTTCCAGGTGATTGTATCAAAGTGACAAGCCATTTAAAAGCCACACCAAACCCACGTATCAGCAAGCCGAGAGGTGTAAATGCAAAGAGGGGCTTCAATTTTTTGAACATCCTGCCAAACCAACCACTTATGGGCTTCCAATATTTAATGATGAGAAACGCCCCAATAGCTATTGCAGTAATCGCGAGCCCTATCGGGTTAAGCAAGAAAACACGGGCAAGCACCTTCATGCCTGTAATGAGTGCAGGCAAAGCCGTCCGTGCCACCCATTTGAAGGCAAACCCAAGCCCCTTCATGGCTTTGGACAAGAGCCCCGTTTTTAAAATCATCGTTGTTTTGGCAAATTTCAGTACGGCAAATGGTCCGATCATCGATGCCATGGCCAATGTGACGGCGCCCATTACCGTCGCGAATACTCCAAATGCAATGACAGCTGTTCCAATTACCCCAACCAAAAACTTATGATTTTTAGCAAAGTCACTGATCCAACCTGTGACGGATTTTAGAACGGGTATCATTGCGAGAAAAAGGGGCAAAAGGGCATAGCCAAGGTCGCGTTTCATATCGCGCAGGGCTTCGATAGCTTTTTGAATTTCTGCGTCGCCGTTGTCATCCATCCGGAGCGCCATATCGGTTACTGATTTCATGCCGAGCTTTTTATTACCCGCTATTTGCAATCGACCGGCCAGCCTGTCTTCGTTGGCGTCTTTCATGGCGATCATAAATTTCTTGGCTTCTTTGCGTCCAAATGCCTCTTGTATCTGCGCTAGTTCTTGAGCGTCCCAATCAGGTCCGAATGCAGTATTAAAATCCTCTAACACATCAGTGATTGAGCGTCTTTTATTGTCTCCATCAAGAAGCCTAATTCCCAAGCCTTGCTCTTCAAAGAAATTCTGTGCTTTAACCACGCTATCAGCATAAGAGGCAAAGGCCGTACCTATATCTCCATCTTTCATGGTTTTTTGGCCTGCACCTAGAATGGCTGAATATTCTTCCATGGTAAAACCAATGGCCGCTGCAGATGGTCCTGCAGACTGGAATGCTTGCTGCATTTTCGGGCCAGTGGTTTTGAATGCAGTTACGCTGGCGGCCAATGTCGCAGAAAAGTCATCCATCCACTGAATGTCAGAAATATCAGGGGATTGCCCTTTGAACATGCCGTGGGCTGTTGTTGCAAGGTCTGTAATCTCGGACGCATTGGCATTTGTCGCGCGGGCAAGGACGGCGGAATATCCAGTGATATAGCCTTGCGCTTCACTATCCAGCTTACCAAGGGCGGAAACAACATCATAATCTGCACCAAAAAGGTCAGGCGTCTCAATGTAAGCAAACTGGTCAGCAATTTTGTCAAATATCTCACCCTTAATCTGGATATCAATTTTCGTTTGGCCAAGAGATTTAAGCTTACCTATATTGGCTTCCTGCGCCCGCACACTATCGACGAGCCCAAATGTACTGCGTAGTGTGCGTGTACCCACTGCAACGCCTGACGCGCCGACTATGCCTAAATTTGATGCAGTTTGCAGGGATTTACTGTATCTGTCCCGGGCGGCTTTCTGACGCCTATATTCGGCGGATAGTTTCTTTAATTGCCGCCGCTGTTTGTCCAAGGCTCCGCTTGCGCGGTTAATATCGGATTTTAGCTTTCTTTGACCACTGCCCATGTTGGCAGTTTGAAAGCCTGCTTGCCTCAAGCCCCTTCCGAGCTTTGCGAGTTCTTGAATTTCTTTGGCCTGTTTCAGTTTCAAGGCATGGACGGATTTTTGTGCGCGTTTGAATTCCGCCGTCATTTTCTTGGTTGGATTTACAGTGCCAGACAGTGCTTTACCGAGCTTTGCGGTTTCAGCTTTTGCCTTTTTCAGGGATGCAATGGTTCCGGAGCTATTCTTGCGCAGAGCTTTGAATTGCCCGAATTGTTTTTCCAGCGATCGGAGGCTGCGGAGCTCCTTGCTGGTTTTGCTCATGGCTTTTTGGATTTTACCTAAAGGGGTCGACAGTTTGTCAACACCGTTAAAACCCATACTGTATTTGAAGTCTTTACCCTGTGCCATTACCTTGCCTTAAATTTTGTCGACTTACCTGGCACTTTGCGCGGCCATTCGCGCTTCATGTCGCTCACGCGCTAGATTGTACCAAGTCAGGTATTCACCGAACGGCATTTCGTTCATCTCGGAGGGTGGCCAACCACCCTCCAGAGCCATATTAATATCCACCCAGCCCTGCTCTACGGAGTGGGGGTAGTATCGTTTCCCATATCGCCGCCTATGAACTTGGCCAATGCACCACCTACAGCGATTAAATCACCAAAGCTTAGTGCCTCTGCCTGTTCTTCGGTGATAATAGGGTCTGTAATGCGCGGTATAACTTTCAAAATAGCATCAACTTTGAGATCTGCTAAATCCGTCAATGACAGGCCGCGTAAGGCACCTGCATTGGGTGATTTAATGTTAATTTCAGTAATTTTGTCCTTGCCGTTTTTCAGCGGTTTTTTCAGTGTGAGTTTTTCCATGGGTCTATCCCTTTTTGTTTTGGCCTATAATTTGGCCTTTAATTTAGTTTGTAGGCGGTTGAATTAATGTAGTGCCTAAGTCTGCTTATACGCCGATAGCGGCGCGCAGTTTTTCGTAACGATCTACGCCGCCGATTTTCTCGACCATGTTGACCGGGTCAAGCTCAACCAAAGTTTCACCGTTCAGGACGTATTTGAAATATGAGCATGCGAACGGTACTTTAAGGCCAGCTAGGTCGCCCGGCTTGAGATTGCCAAAATCCAATTCGCGCGGTCGACCGCGGACAATAATTTCGATATTATCAACAGCGCAATCACCGCCGTCCCGTTTAGCACCGGCCATAAGCCGCATAGGTATACCGTCTGCAGAACACTCACCCCACTTTTTGATGATTTCGTCGGTGTATTCTTGCAATGTGAATTCAAATTCCAGCTTTTCATAGCCGAGGTCGATTTCAACGGGTGCGCCCATACCGCCGCCGCGATATTCTTCCATCTTGCGCGTGAGTTTAGGGAGGGTTACCTCACTGACTTTCCCAGCCCAGCTCGTGCCGTCCAGGAACAAATTAAATACTTTTGGTGTTTTCGGTAACATGATGTTTCTCCTAGTTATGGTTTTTTTCTAATGATCTGCTTTTCTAGTTGGCGATCACCGATACAAGGTCAGCAATATATTTGTCGGTAATGCGCTGTTGGAAGGTCAAATCTTCAAGAGGGGGGATAGGTGTAAAGTCATAATCTATGACAAGTTTACCTTCTTTGATGATATCGATACCGTTGGCGTCTTTATCAATCCAGCACTCGCCGCCGAGCAGATAGCCGCCCGTGACCCATTCGCGCATTTTACGGTTGACGCTCTCGACAATATCGCGCGCCGTGGTTTTGGTGATACCTTTGCTGACCGCCCACATATGCGCCTCAGCAATAGTATCGCTGATAATTTGTGCGGTGCGGGTATAGTTTTCAAATGCGAATAACGGGTCGTCTGAACATGTCCGGTCACCCCAGAACCTATACCCGTTTTCACGAATGATGGTTGTGACCTCTTGACCGTTGAGATAGCCCGCATCCGTGTTGGGATTTTGCAAGTCCCATGTCACATCAACCGCAATACCTGTGACGCCGTTGATGGCGACATTGGAGAGGGTTTTATGCCAACCAATATCTGCATCGATTTTAGCGCGCATACCAAGAGCATAGGCGGCTGTAGGGAGGCTGTCCGCTCCGGCCATAGCATCAGGCCACAGCAACATCAATTCACGAGCACCATAGGTATCGCGGAACGTGGTGGCTTCTTCTTTGGTGTCAACAGGCACCTGAGCGTAAACAAAACTTTTTAGGGTTTGAGCATTTGCTACCAGTTCGGTTACTACACCTGGATTTTCTAGTCCGGGTGCGCCGAGAATGCGCGGTGTAAATCCAAATCTTGATTTAGCAGCTGCAAATGCTTTGACGCCAGTGTACCGGCCATTGATTTGGCTGCCAATAACATTAGCCTCGGTTGCTGCTGCATCGACACCTTCATCGACGAGCGATACAATAACAATGGGCTTACATTGCAGTGATATAGCTGTGAGCGCTGCGAGTAGAGTGCCGTCCGTACCAGCCTTGGTGATAGCTAGGTCAATATCTGTGACCAGTGTCATGTCATTGGGCGGGAAGAAAGCCGCGTCAGCATCGTTTGACGTTGCCACAAGGCCAATGACGGCTGTGGAAATGGTACGGATAGTGCGCGTACCTTCGTTAATTTCTATGACGCGTGCGCCGTGATGATAAAGCATAATAATCTCCTAGTTTAAGTTTGAAATAAAATCGGCAATTGCCTGAATGTTAGCCGCGCGGATTTCAATCATCGCGGTTATGCACGAAAGGTAAGTCTCTTCGCTGTCGATGCGCGTGTTTGCCAGACGGCGGTAATTACCCGCCGTGAAGATCACGACGCGGTTAAGACGCGCTGCCTCAATGATGCCATTGGCAACATATTCGGAAATGTCGGGCGTGCTGGCATCTTCAAGCGCGGTCAATTCCGGCTCGCTCAACGTCAAGAGCAAAACATCCGAAGCGGCGTCCTTGATAACAGCAGGCGTGTTGAGGCCGAGATATTCATATGCGGCTTGTCGTTTTTCCCGCCATTCTTTTTGAAGCGTATCAGACGGATTGCCCAATATACCCTTGACGCTGGCTTCATATTCTTTCTGTATTTCCAGCTTAAAAAATGCCCGGACGGTTTCAATTGCCGGATGGTTATTTTCTTCGAAAATTCCATCTTTAAAAGACCAGCCAACAGCCACATCATCGTTAATGCCGTTGTGTAAGCGCATGTGAGTTGTGTGGGAAATTGGAGCCGGAAACGTTTCAGCATTTTCAATAATGTCCGTTACAACGCCTGATGTCGCAAATGGTAAAGTTAGTATAGTCGCCAGCCTCAT